GGGTCTTTAGCCGCCTTCGGAAATCTTTTCTTTTGGGCTGCTGAACGTGCGCAATATGCGTCACCTTTCGATGTCCCAGCGCGGACACGTGGTCCACCGTCTTTCGCTTTGCCAGCCTGACCGTAACTGACACGTTTGCCAGACTTGGTCACTTTGACACGTGCTTTACCTTTGGCGGGTGTAGCCATCAGACTTTCCTCTCGGTTGCCATGAACATCTGTAAGTCTTCGGCCTGAAGTTTTTTGACTATTTCAGGGCCAGATGCTTCCCAGATGTCAAAGCCTTCGCGTAGCCACTTCTCGACCACCGCAGTGGGAATAGAGGCGACACGGTGAAACTCGCCCATAGGCTTTTGTGTACTTTCGTTACGTGCGTCCTTGAGGTCGTCTAGGAAAGCCTGTGAGATATGCTGTGTGTGCTTACGGACAGTTTCCCCTGCTTGCTGCATGAAGTCTGTGTCCGATTGAATCAGGTTGGGGATGTTTTTTTTGTAGTCATTCTGTACTTCCTTGAATCAAAAAGGCCGCCCAAGGCGACACAGTAAGGAGAGCAAAACCTGTGTTACCGAGGGCGGCCTAATCTAAAGAACCGCTAGGGTTCTAAAGAGGGCTTATGACAAACCAGTGATTTTCACTGAGTCTGCAAAGTTCATGTGCTTCACTGACATCTCGCCAACGATTTGGTGGCGATCTGAGTCACCGTTCTTCGCTAGAAGTGTGCGTGTGAATGGACGTAGAGTACATGTTTTGAACATTGATGGGTCAATCAATAGAGCGTGTGATGACTCTAGGTGACGGTTCAAAATTACACGGTACTCACCGTATGGAGACACGTATAGGTCGATTGCGTTGACCAATGTTTTGCCTTGCGCAATCTCACGGTTACGACCTGCTGACGCAGAGAAACCAGCGACGATTTGTGCATCACCTGGCTTAATCATAAGTGTGTCAACGTCTGAACCGTTGTTGTATGCAGTTTCACCTGCTTCCAACAGTTTCGCTTCAGTCAATGGGTCGCTTGCGTTTGCACCAGCGTCTACTGCTGTAGAAATCTGGTTGATTGCAGAAGCCATTTGACGTGCCGTAGAACCAGAACCAGTCACGGCTGCTTGGTCTGCACCAACTAGAGCAAATTCTGCATCGCGCTTGATTTCTTTAAGGGCTTTCGCCAACTGATGAGCGGTCTCTTTCGCTCGCCCATAGGTTGCAATCGCGTCTGCTGTTGCAGAAACTTGGAAACCTTTGGTCAGAATCTGGGTGTTGTTTGTACGCTCTACGGCGTCAATCAATGTACCCATTACGGCGTCCGCGCCTTCAACTGCTGCGTTTGACCCAGCCGCTGCAAGTGAATCCTCAAGCCATGAGAATGTACGTGCAGAGACTTTTTCGTCTTTGAACATCGTAAATGCAGGTGTGTCGAAAGGCGTAATGTCGGTGATGATGTCAGCAACTGACTCTTTCTTACCGACCTGATCGTATGTTGTATATGTTGCCATTGGTATGAATCCTTCTTGTAGGCAAGAGTTTACTCTTCCCAGCGAGCCATAAGGGCTGCGGCAATATCATCCGTGTCACCACCATAACGAGGGTTGCTACGCAGTTTTGCTTGAGCGTCTGCTGCGCGTTTAGCCTTCAATGTTGTTTTGGAGGGTGGGGACTTCTTAGAACTCAAGACCTTTGTTCTTGTAGACTTTGACTTTGTCACTTTAGCCTTCGCTTTCTTTGATTGCGCTGACTTCTTTGACTCATCGTAAAGTCTCGCTTTGTTAATCAACATGATAACCGTAGGGTCTGTGTATTGATCAACTTGCTCTTGAGGCAGACCTGATTTTACAGCGTAGGCACGAATGTCATTGTACAATTCGTTGCCCCAATCTGGCAGGTTCTCTTCGAGGACACGCACACAGTCTGTGGCTGCCTTTTGAATCGCTTGCTGCTGATTGCCCTGTAGTTCTTGAAGTAATGAGTTGCTTTCCTCTTTGAGGAACTTCACATCGTCTTCGGCCTGACGTGCATCTTGTCTGAGTTGGGCGAATGTTTCAGCGTCCATCTGCTGGGCTGCTAGTAACATATCCATCTCTGAATATGGGGCTAGTCGGGCCTCTGCACGTTCTAACATCTTTTGGTATGCTAATTGCGTTCTTTGGAACTCTTGTTCCGCAACTTTGCGCTGGGATGCTAAATCTTGAGACTTTTGTGTTAAAGATGCTTCTTGACCATAAAGTCTTTTCAGTTCCTTCACGGATACCTGTTTGTTTTCACCTTTTACGCTGACTTCGACAAGGGCGTCTTCGGACACAGTGGTTGGTTCCTCTGTATCGTCTTCTTCGACCTCTTCTTCGTCGTCTTCTTCGTATTCTTCGGCTTCATCAGTTTCTTCAGGGTCCGTGTCGTCCTCTACTTCTTCTTCAAGGTCGTCATCGTCATCTTCATAAGCACCCTCTTCAAGGTCTGTCTCTTCGACCTCTTCGGGTGTCGCATCTTCGTCTTCGGGTTCAGATAGGTTTTCACCGTCATCCCACCGACCTAAGATTGCATCTGCGGCGTCATCTAAATCCAACGCGCGGGGTTCTGAGTTACTGTTTGGGTCGTCTGTCATAGACCTAGTTCCTCTTGGCTATTGTCGCCTTGAGCCAAAATGTTATCTCGCACTTCAACTCTCTGCTTTAGGGTGTTCACCACGTCTGCGATTGCACGATAGTGGTGGTAGGAAGTCTCACGCTTCAACTTGTCGTCGGGCTGTGAGTTTACAAAAGTAGAGAAAGCACTCTCCACGATTGAATCGACAACAGAAGTGAACGCAGGGGCCGATAGTACGGCCTCTGCTTCATCCCCTGCCGTCACAAGTTGCTCTTCTTGTGTAGGCATGTGTAACCTTATGCTATTTACCCATTAGGGCTTGCGATTGCTCGGACATCCTCAGCACGTTTCGCAATCTCCAACTCTTCGTAGTTGACTGCTTCTTTGTGTGCCTGTTGTGACTCTTGTAAGTCCAGTTTGTCCGACTGTAATGCGAACTGCTGCTGTGCCTTGAGTTGCTCAAGTTCCAACTTCATGCTCGCAATTTGCGCGTCAGTCTGTGCTTTAAGTTCAGCAACTGCTGTCTGACGTTCTTGGACCTCCATCTGCTTCTGCGCAATTTGCATCTGCATCTGGGAGGCGGGGTCTGGTTGTTGTGGTGGTATTTGACTAGGATCGAGTAGATAGTCAGCAACATTCTTAATTCCACTTTTGTCTAGGATAGCACTCAGCATCTTGTGCTTCTGCTGTGGTCCGTACATCTGCTGTAGAGATGGGTCGGCACTAAACAACTGGTGGAACGCAAGATACTTCTGAATCTGTGTCTCCTGTTCACCATAACCAAGGTTGAACTCAACCATCACGTCACGCTTATCAGACCATTGTGCTGGTGTGATTTTGACGTAAGTACCCGCTAGTTCGACTATCTTTTCCATCGTCTCGTTCTCGACACACAACTGGTAGACAAGGTTGAACAATGGTTTCAGGAAGTTGTTAGCGAAGTTACGTGCGATAATCTTTTGACGCTGCTGGGACATAGTCGCCAGTTGCTCAACCATCGCTGCTGAGTTCTGTTTACTGATAGCATCCTTGTTCAAGCCCTGAGATAGACGTGAGACACCTGAAGTGTCCTCTTTGTCTTCATCCAGCATCTGTATGGTCTGGAATATGAAGGGGTTGAGGGATGCCTGAGGCATTGGGTTGATTGCATCTGGACGTGTGACATTCACGATACCGCCGACACGGTTGTCAATAAGTTCACGTGGGTTTGTCAGTCCACCTTTGACCACAGTGTAGCGAGGGTTGTTAGTAACCATCGCGTGGTCAAGGATTGAGCGTGTCAACACAGTCCGTGCATTCTGAATGGCAATCAACTTGTCTGCGAAGTTGTTACCGTGGAATGCGTGTGGGATTGGTAGAGGTACGAATGCAACAAACGGCATACGTGTCACGATGTCTTTAGACAGCATGACGTTACCTACTTTCACGACACGGTATAGGTCTGTAGTCCCTTTTGCGTCTACATCCAGAGGCAAGTACGCTTCAACGACTGTCACCTGACGTGTTTGCTTTTGGTGACCCTTGCCAGCCGTGAAGCCACGTCCAGCACCGATGTCATCGAAACGAGATAGAACCTCAGGGTCTGTGTCAAAGTCGTTGTCTTCGTCACTGATGTCCATGACAAGGTCTTCGTCATAGCCCATCTCAATCAGTTCTGCGATTGTCTTACGTGTGCGGTGAGCAACGAAAGATGCAGATTCCAAAGAGCGACACTGTGGTTCGATTAGGAACTCTTCAGGCGCAACGGACTCAATCTTGACCTGTGAGGTGTCACGGAAAACACGAAGTTCACCAGTGTACAGACCAAACTCATCCTCTACGATTTCCTCAATCTCAACCATGTCATCAGACAAGACTGCATCAAGTTCCTCTTCGGTTAGGTCTTCGACATACTCAAGGTAACTATCAGTCTGCTGTTGCCAGTAGACCTTGGCTACCCCTGCCCTTGCAATCAGACCATCATGAATGACTGTCTGCATCACCTCGAACAAATTGTTCTGACGGTGGAGGACGTAGTCGGTGTACTCTGTACAGACTTCAGCCATCATCACGTCTTCTGGTCCTTGCGGTGAGAAGCGTAGAGTGCGGTTGCCTGTGCTGAATGTTTCGAGAAGTGCAGCCTTCATGCTTTCCACAGCATCGTAGACGTCCTGAGACACATACTTGCTGTTTCCGTCATGCACTGGTTTCGGAAGTTTTGCCGAGTAGTAGTCCATAACACGCGAACGTTCACGGCTCAGTTCACTATCCGCATATCCAATGGACATTCGTAGGCTGCTATCTACGATTGAGACGATTTTATCGTCATCAAGTTCTTTAAGTTCTTTCATCGTTAAACCATCTCAATATATAGATCATCGACTGCCTCTATTGGTTCCCAAGCACCCTCATGGATGTGGTTGGCTAATGCCAAACTCATTACACAGTCATCGAAGCATCCAGACTCTGCCTCCATGCCACCAGTGGTGTTCACGATGTATGTCAGCATCTCTCGGATAGTTACTTTGTCATTAAGTTCGATAGTTCCCTCACGAACCGCCGCCCTAAGTTCATCAATGACTAACGGCTTTGTCTTGGATGTGGTGGTAAAGCCCAACTTGACGGTCTCTTTGTCCGTCAGTTTGTCTACCTGTATCTCAGTGTAGAAATTAGGGTACGCCATGTCCTTGCCGAGGCGTGTACACGTAAGGATACCGTGGCTGTTGTTCTCTACGATTATCAAAGCGAAGTTAAAGAACTCGCCTAGTCTGTAGAGTACCTCAGCGAAGTAGTCTGGGTGTACTTGCGCACGATAAGATGCGACCTGTCTTTTCTTACTGTCCAAGACTTGCGCCACAGACCAGTCTCCACCTCTGACACCCATCGCAACGTCAGCACCGATTGTGTATCTCTCGCCTGAGTCATACTTGCGGTACAAGGTGAGTTCACCTCTGACATTCTCTAGCCACTCTTCGCCCTCTAAGGCCAAGTTTGCTACAGGGTCACGTGTGTCACCTAGACGTTCCTGAAGTGCCTCTGGGTTGAACACAGGGCGACCTGTGGTCAAGAAGGCTTCTTCTGGTTCTGCTGGGTATTCTTGCTTGAAGAGGTCGATGCCGTTCTGGGCAATCTTGCGTCTACGGAACATAAGTTGACCATCGTCCAACTCATACTTCTCACACAACTCTTCCTCTTCAGGTGTACGCTCGAAGTTCTCTGGGACATTCTCACGGTACTCAGGGTCCATGAACCAAGGTATGAACACAGGTGTGTAACCGTTGGTTCCTTCTACTGCACCCTTCCATAGGTCGTAAAAGATGCCAGAGACACCGTTAGCCGTACTCTCGACAAAGATAGCCGTACCCTTTTTGTTAGGCACAGCCTGTGTAAGACCGTTCCAGTTCTCAAGTGCTGTAGACTTCGACCAGAACGCAAGTTCCGAGGCGTGTACGTGCGTAAGCGTCTCACCTCGACCAATACTCTCACCACCTGCCGTAGCAACCACATACGAACTATCCAATACGTCAAACGTAAGTTCTCGACGTGATGAATACTTGGTGTGTGGTTTTAGTAGTTCAGGGCAGTTCTCGTGGTAACGCTTGGTCATATCGAACAATGCTCTTGTACTGTCACTGTGGTGTGTAATCACCATTGCCTTACACGCTTTGCGCTGGGACACGTTGTGATACAGGTAACCACCGACATAGGTAGACAGACCTTGCTGTCGTGCCTTGAGGATGATGATACGGACCTTACCCTCTTCTGCTAGTTGCTTCTCTACTGCCGTCTGCAAAATGCGCTGGGCAGGTTTTAGTTTCAAAGGGCTGATGTCGCCGTCTTTGGTTCTAATCTTGAGTGCTGATTTAGCGTAGAAGGTGAAGTCGTCGTAGAGACGCTTGCGTACTTCTCTAAGTTTCTGATCCATCTTGCTCTTCTTCGTCATCGCTAACTAAAAGCGACTCCAAGAAGGCTTCAGCCTTGCCAATAGTAACTTCGCTTTTTGCAGCGGGTTTTGTCTTAGTAAAGTCCAAGACCATACGCGCGGCTGTCAAACGGTCACGGTTTTGACACGGCTCTCGCATGATTTCTACGGCTGCTTTTAGAGCCTCAATTGCGTATTCGTCGTCGATGTTGTTATCTTTGGTCATCTTAGCAACAATCCTTTCGGCATCTTTTTTCGCCTGTTCTCTGATTGGTGTAATGGCTTCCAAGGTGTACCCATCTCGTGTCCCTTTAGGACGTCCCGCATTCTTACGAGGCTTTGTTGACCACTGCTTTCTTAGAGCGCGACCTTCCTCGGTTTGCATCAGTTTTGCGAAGTAGTTTGTCTTCCCCGCCTGATGTGCCTTCTGCGGCATCGTTAGTTCCTTTTTGGGACTCTTCTTTCTTGGGTTCTTGGGTGCGCCCATCACTTTTTACTCCTAATAGACTTCCGATGATTTCAAGTGTCTCTGGACACGCTTTGCAAAACACAGGGGCTGGTAGTTGTGCAGCCATTTCTTGCAAGATTGAATCTTTTTGGGCCTTCGTCAGTCCAGATGACTTCACGGCCTGAATGCTTTGCAGCAGAGGCATTAAGTCAAAAGCGGTTTTATTCATAGGTTTGCTCTCATTGGGGGTTGTGGATGCCCCCGAAGGGACACCCTATGCTGTTAAAGCACCGTCAGGCATTGGTGGTTCCTCATCGCCACCAGCGGCAGCGACTAGACCCATCGCCATAGCGACAGCGAGTATGGTTGCGAATGGATGTGAGTAGAACAGAATCTTACCGTTGTTCGCTTTGTCAAACTCAGCCTTAATCATCTTACTGTTGATAGGCATGATTTCCTTAGCGAGACGAGGGTTCATCAGATACAGCCACATTGGGTCAACTGAGAGTTCAGGCGCACTGCTTGTGTAGGCTCGGTAGTTACGCAAACGGTTTCTGAAACTTACCATTGTACCAGCATCGTTGTTCTGCACGGCTTTGTTGAGTTCATCTAGTAAATACGTCAGAGAACTACGAGGTGCCTGAGTTTCACTTGGATTACTCTCAATGTACGCTTTACCTGCTTCTTGGAACGCAATGATTTCCTTAATTGCAGGGTGGTCTAAACCTTTAGACTCAAGGATAGGCTTCATCACAGAGTAGTTGTAACTGTTCAGTCCTACTGTGTCGTACTCACCTGTACCTTTGTTTTGTACACCACCCATACCAAAACGACCTTTGCCATCCATGTTACCTTGAGTAAGCGAATGGCCCATCTCGTGTAGTAAAGTGTGAAGAGATTTCAGTGTGGTTGTCTTTACGCCTTGGAAAGAACCTTTCGGTCTAATACCGAATACACTACTACCAAAACCCTTCATGTCAGGGGACCATTGGTGGACACCTCTTGTGCCTTTACCTTGCTTTGTGGCCTTCTGTAGCGCAGTACCACTGTTCATAAGTTGAGCGGTAATACCAAGAAGTTTTGCAGCTTCGAGGGCTGTGTCTACGTCTTGGATACCGTTCTCGTACTTAGAACCCTTCTTGCCAATCTCAATGATTGCTTTGGCTTCAGGTATGTTCTTCTTTACGGTTGGTGTCTTCGGTTTTTTGAGTTCAGGCTTGGGGCTGACCAATGGAGGCTGGGCCAGTTGTGTGGGTCCAGTTCCAGTTTGTCCGCTTTGCCCTCCTGTATCTCCTGATCCACTTGGTCCAACAACTGGCGCAGGTGTGGTGGGAGGGGTTTCAGTTGGTCCGTCATCCGTCTTCTTTGCCTTTGGCTTTGCCTTAGATGCTTTGGCCTTTACTGCCGCTTGCTGCATCTTAATCCTATTTAGATAGGGAGTAAGGTACTTATCTGCAAGTGACATGGATGTTAGGCTCACACGCGCACCATCTACAATCTCAGTTGCTTTGAACACAGGGTCTGAACCTAAGTTCAATCCGAGTTCGTCTAGTGCCTTAGTCAAAACTGCACGGTCACTTGAAGCAATGCTCTTGTCGTTGTTCATGTCATCACGAAGTGACTGTAAGAACGCCTTGTTAGCATCAATACCATCTTGAACGGCTGCTGAACGCGGTTGTACTGGTGTACCGTCTGGTGCGGTTGTCTGGCCTCGCTTACTCTTTGTCTTAGCTGCTGCTTTATCGACAGCCTTGTCTTTGAGTAGTTCGAGTTTCACCAAACCAATGACTTCAGTCAGAGGCGCACCTTCAGATGACATTACACCTGTCTTCTGCATTCTGCGGTACTCTGCAATCGCACGGCGTGTCTCAGAAGCAATATCTCGTGCTTCTATACGCTGTAGGACTTCTTCGACCTTCGCATCAATATCAGTAGGCATTTTGTCTTTAGCAAACTTCGGATAGGCTTCGGCAACACCTGCGAACATTTTACCACGCGGCGAGTTCGACTTGGGTGGCGCACCTTCGTTATACAAACGGACATAGGTCGCTGCCCTACGCGCTGCTTCTTCGTCTTTGGCACGTTGTTTTGCTGCCAAGTCGTCCGCTTTGGCTTTCGCTTTCGCTTCAGCGGCCTGTTGCTTTGCTGCTGCACGTGCTTCGATTTCTGACTTCTTCTTGGCTGCTGCATCATCCTTGGCCTTGAT